AGAGACGCTTGCACCGCCAGCACCAACAGTGACCGTGTAATCTTGGCCTACAGAAAAAGATTGAGAAGAAAAACTACGGTAGCCGCCCGCACCGCCACCACCGCCAGACCGATTGGGACTTGTTCCACTAGCACCACCACCACCACCGGCCACGACCAGATAATCGAGTGACAAGGTTGCCGCCGCACGGAACGTGACAGTCTCTGCTGTGGTTGATGTTGCTGTGATCGAGTAAACAATAAAGCCCGGAGTTTGTGCAGTTGACGCGGTGTACGTCACACCACCAGAGAATTCACCATAGACAGTGTTTGGCACTTTAAGGATGACGATGCCTGAACCTCCAGCGCCAGTTGTACCGTCACCAGAACCACCGCCACCGCCACCGGTATTGGCTGTACCAGAGGTAGCTGTTCCACTTCCAGATGCTCCGGCTCCACCGCCGCCTGCACCACCTGAACTTGCGGGGCCACCAACAGATGTGCCACCACCACCACCACCGGCATAAGTAACAGATGATCCTGTAATTGTAAAAGCTGTTCCGGCACCGCCATCACCACCACCGCCACCGGTTGCGCCCTCTCCATCACCACCAGTTGCTGAGTGACCACCGCCACCGCCACCGCCAAAATAAGGATTTCCGCTAGGTGTTGGTGTTCCACCACCATCATTACCTTGCGGGGCTGTGCCAGAACCCGCTGTACCAGATGACGGGCCACCATCCCCCGCGCCACCACCAGAGCCACCAGTGGGAGGTGTTGAGTCACCGTTACCGCCGCCACCACCGCCAATGGATGTATTTAAGGCAAAGACAGAATTGCTTCCGCTGTTGCCAAGAAGTTGCGAGCCTGAAACAGATGCTCCGCCAGCACCAACAGTCACTGTAAAAGCCGTATCTAAAACAAGAGGTGCGGTTCCGGACAAAAGTCCTCCAGCGCCGCCGCCACCACCGGCTCTAATAGTGGCTCGTGTACCTCCACTAGCACCACCAGCAACGACAAGATATTCAAGGTTCGCACCTAAAGAACGGCCCCAACCATAGGCTGAGGCAACTGCGGCGGCGAGTCTCGATACAATTGGCGGCATATTATGAGAAGTCCACGACTGAAGCTAAAACAGTAAATGCGGCATCGCCGGTTTTAATGATGTTGTAAGTATACACATCAATCCCGCTTGCGGTACCGTCTGTTGGCGCAGATCCTCCCTGCCAGTTCGGTGTGACTGATGAGCCATCCACTTGGAAGGCTGAGTTGTAATACGCTGTGCTACCCTGCGTCGCTAAGAACACCACGGTCAATGCTTCGCCAGTGGACATGATCGAGTTCAATGTGGTTGATCCGTCACCACGCACGTTGATTGTCCAGTTACCTGACGCATTTGATGTGTAATATAATACGCTCTGGTCGAGTGCGTTATAGTTGATTGTTCCGGTCGCCGCAATTGCAGAAATCGTTGTCTTTTCTTTTGTCTGCTGAACCTTTGACGTACCCGCAACTTCCAGTCCATCTGTCACTGCTGTGCCTGTGACATCAACGCCTGAGGTTGTTGTAGCTATTTTCGGGCTGTTGTCGTAGTACAGGGTGACCGCGCCATCATCCACGAATGTGGCCATTGTTTCGGCGCCGTCTGCTCCGCCGAGCACATCAATCTGAGAGCCAGCAATCTTTAGATTGCCTGTGCCCACATCACTGATGTAGCTGTGCGTCCCATCATGATAGACCTCAAGATCTGATCCTGTACCGAACAATGCTTTCTCATTGTCTGGGAATGTAACATCACCGCTTGAGTCTGCCGTGACAACCTTTGATGCTTCGACAGTGCCTTCCGTTGTAACGTCTGTGCGGTTCAGATCTGCTGTGTTGGCAGTAACGCCATCAAGAATATTCAGCTCTGCGCCTGTGGATGTCACTGCTGTACCGGCAAGCGTTAAGCTTCCTGTATCGATTGCTGTGACTTTTAGATCCGCAAAAATGTCTGTCACTGTTGCGGTCGCGCCACCACCACTGAACTTGACCAGCATGTCTTTGCCGTTCGGTACAGTGATGTCGTTTGATGCGTTGTATGTACCTTGGAAGAGGAGGATGTCTTGAGTGGTTAGGCTGTTTCGGACGAATAGAATTTTTTCTGCGTCATTCGGAGTGAGGCGTACATAGACATCACCACCGAGGTCACCACCGTCTACGAACTCAATAAACTTGTTTCGGCCGTCTGATACAGAGCCGTCTGTGATATCAACATCATTCGGGCTTCCTGATGTACCTGCTGAAGCTAACGTGACAGATGCAACGCCGTTAATGGCTTGGTCAATGATATCGAAGTTTGTGTTTGTGGTGTTACCCCAAGTACCGGATTGTTCGCCCGTTGCGATTTTTTCGATACCAAGGTTCGTAGTATAGGTACTAGGCATTCCCTCTTCCTCTATGCCGCGTCTGACCAGTTAGGGTCTTGTGTTGGTGATATGTCACCCCAGCCTGCGCTGTCCGATGGAGATAAGTCACTCCAGCTTGGGTCCTGTGTTGGGTCAATCTGATCCCAGAGGAATACATCACCATCTGTGGTTGTTAGTTGCTCGCCTGTTACAGAAGCGGTTATTGATATTATAGCACTCGCTCGGCCGCTTCTGACGTTTGCAACACTGCCCGATACCGAGAAGGTTGCAGTGATACCTGTCGATACCTGACCGGCAGTTGCTGTCGCTTCTGTACCACTTGGTGCTACATTGGCGTCCGCTGTTGTCTGTACAGATCCCTGCTGAGTGGAGATTGAGCTTCCAGATAAAAGTGCATTTGCACTTCCTTGAATGGAAACATCACCATCTGCAGTTGTTAGTTCTTCGCCTGTGACACCAGCGTCTGCATTTGCCTTGGCAGTTGCTGTTCCGTCTGATGTTGTGGCTTGTTCACCAGTGACACCGAATACTGCTGTACCAGTGACTGTGACTGTCCCGCTTGTGCTTGTTAGGCTTTCGCCTGTAACGACTTGCGTTACACCCTGAGTGGTTGTGACATCGCCATCTGTTGATGTCAGCTCTTCGCCATCGGGTGATGCTGTGGCACCTGCATTAACTGATGCGGTACCTGCTGTTGACTGGAGCTCTTCTCCTGTCAACGTAAATGTTGTATTAGTGGCGACTGTGACCGAGCCATCGGATGTAGATAACTGCTCCCCTGTTGGGAATACAGTGATATCTAATGCAATGGTTACTGTTCCGGTCGCGGTGGTGAGTTGCTCACCTGTGACAACTACGGGTGATTTCTCACCCCATGGGCCGTCACCCCAATCGCCTCGACCCCAACCTGATAGGTCTTCATTGAAGGGTAGGCCCCATTCTGCCGACCCCCATTCGCCACGACTCCATCCGTCAGCCATGGCTTATGTCCTTATGCGATTTCGATAATTGCTGTCGCAGACGTTGGATCAGGGAACTGAATTGTGAAGTCACCTGTTGTGGCAGTCTTATCGCCGCCGAAGTCCAACACCATGACTGCTTCGTTCGATGTGTCCTTGTAGATCAAAGCACCACGCGCAGTCAGCGTGACATTTGAGAATACTTCATCTGCGAAATCACACTGTGCTGTACTACCGCTGAGTGCAGGAGTGATGTTAGTGAGTGCCTGTCCGCCAGTGGTGTAGTTCGTTCCTGTTGATGTGACTTCATGTGTTGAAGTTGGATCGGCCGAACCATCGGCAGGAGCTGTGTATGCTGTTGTGCTTGCACCAAGAGTTGCGCTCGAAGTGTACAGGGCAAGATTGTAAGTGTTACCCGTTGAAGCAGTGAAGTTGTGAACGCCTTTCAGGACATCGGTCTTGAAGACATTGCAGATTGCTTGCGAAATCGCCATTGCTATAGCCTCTTAATAATTTCGGCCATGTCTTCGTGGCCTTGGTTCATAAACATATTATACAGGGTTGTGCGCTCTGACCTTTGAGCCATTGCGAACTGACGGACCAATAGAGCGCGAAGACGCTCCTTGAATACTTCAGCCTGTTGCTTGATGACTGGGTGTGCGCCATCAGAGATCTTCATAATCTTATCGACTGTGAGATCTGCAAACTCTTCTGGGTTTAGCCCTCTTCCTTGAGTGGCTACGACATTCACAGAACCAATCTTGGTTCCGGCGGTTTCTGACATCATGTTACACGGGGCCTCGGTTCACCATCACGATAGCTGTCCATTCTATTACGGCCTTCGCCAAGATTGAATAGCTGTGCGATAGCTTCGTTGTAACGCTGTGTATACAAGTTAATTAAGTCAGCCTCACCCTTCATGAATGTATAGGCTTCGATCAATGATCCATACAACAGCGCTGTTTCGGCGTTGTCACCGAGCCAGCTTGTTCCTGCTGAGACAATGCTTGGTGGATCATAATAATAGTGCAACTGGACCGTATATGCTGAATCAGGTGTCGGGCCGAGAATAAAGAACTCGTCATTGAAGATTGCATAATACTGAGGCAGACCCTGAACAGCGCGATTTGGGTATGCCTCGCGAATAAAGTTCACATCTTTTGGCAACAGAAAGTGATAGTCCGAATCACCGTCAACAACAGCCAATGAGAATACAGACAGAAAGTCACTGGGCTGTGCCAAGAATCGATCGCCTAACGTCAGAGTGCCTGACTGATTCCGGCGCAGGTCAGGGATCTGTACCGCTCGGTTGATCCGCTCCTCGGCTTGGCGAACGAATACTGAGATGTTATCGACGAATGTTGTTTCGTCGTTCTCACAGTAGTCTTGTATCGCCTGTG